AAAATGAGGCAACCCTATGAGTGAGCGTGGAGAGTTAAAAAGAATAGGTGCAAAAGCACACAAAAACTCTGGTCGTGGTCAATACCAAAAGGCTGACGGATCAACTGATGAGTTTGTTGTAGATGTAAAAGAGGCAGGTAAAAGCTTTACTTTGAACCAAGAGGTTTGGGCTAAGATTGTTACAGACACTCTTAAAACAGATAAGAATAAGTATCCTGCTTTATTGTTAGCAATAGGTGAGACACAAAAAATAAGATTGGCAGTGATTGAATGGGCTGCACTAGAAGATTTAATGGAGAGAGCAAATGGAATCAACACTTGAGTTTATTAACCAGATAACAGAGTTTAACGATCTTCATGAGTTTATGGCAGACCCAGAACTTGATGAAGCACTAGCATTGATTGTTAAGATTATGATGAAGCCAGATATTCCATCTGTTCAGGCAGTTGCTCTTATTGGAAAGCTTCAAGCAATGTCTGCTAAGTTTGCTATCCTTGCTACATACTATACAACAATTGCAAAAGGTCCTTCGGGAAGCACCAACAACACAAAAAAGAACGTGTACTACACAATGAAAGAATCAATAGACAAAATCGTAGATGCCTTAAAGTATCTTGCACGATACAACTTAGGAGCATAAATGGCTAAAAACTTAATAAACACATTAGTAACAAAACCAAGAGATACCAAACTGGATGCAAAAAAATATCGTCTTGCGTTAGGTAAGGCATATCTAGCAGGTAAGAATGGTATTCAGTTTACAACAAAGAAAACTTTTTCACCTTCCACCGTTGGTTATGGATATGGAACATGCCCAAGATACTGGAACCTTGCGTTTAGTGGAGTAGACTTTAAGAATAGTTTTAATGCTCAGGGTATGGCTGCAATGAATGCAGGTACACAGGCACATGATCGTATTCAAGCTGCAATGGGTAAAATGGAATATGGAAAGTTAGTAGAACTAGAACGTGAAGTAAAAGTATCTGACCCACCTATTCGTGGTTTTGCGGATGCAATTATTGAGATTGACGGTGAAGAAATCGTTGGTGAAATCAAAACAGTTAAGTCTGAAGGTTTTGATATTCGTAAAGATACTTCAACTGGTGCAGATAGTCACGTTGTTCAACTTCTTATTTATATGAAAGCTATGAATATGAGTGAGGGTTTCTTTCTTTATGAAAATAAAAATAGCCATGAGATTGCTTGTATCCCAATTGTAATGTCTGAGGCAAATGAAAAATATGCAGACTACATTTTTGATTGGATGAGAGAAGTGTATGCTGCTTGGCAAGAAAAGAAAAACATTAAGCGTCCATTTAAACAAACAGATACAAAATGTAACTATTGTCCTATTAAGGCTGCTTGCTGGGATATGCCAGATGGTAGAACAAAAATTGAACCACTAGAGGTTAGGTCGTTTTGAAAGAATGCGTAGAATGTAAAAATCTATTTAGCTTTAAAACACATAACCAAAAGTATTGTTCTAAAGAATGTTGTAGGATTGCCACTAATAAAAAAATTATGGACAAGTATTACATTAAAAAACAAAGACTTGCAGGAGCCACTAGGCTTTGTGTAAAGTGCAACAACCAACTAAGTAGATATAATTCAGATAGTAAGTGTACTATGTGTCAAGAAATTGAAAGAAAAAATAAAGCAAATATTGCGAAAGGTAATATACAAGATGTCATTAGCAAGCTTGGCAAAGCCAAAAGCAGGTAGAGTTTTAGGTATTGATGCCTCAACAGCATCAATTGCTTTCTGTTTATTTGAAGACGGTGTACCAGTAAAGTATGGTAAGTTTCCTTTAGAGGGTGCAGACATATATGAAAAGGTTGCTGATGCTGGAAAGAAAACAAAGATTGCTTCTAATTTCCTAAAGCCAGACTATGTTGCCATTGAGTCTGCAATTATGGTTAAGTCTGCAGATGCAGGTTTAAAGATTGCAATGATTGTTGGTGCAGCACTTTCTGTGTTGCTAAAGCCAGGAGTTAAAACGGTTTCTATTGCACCTATACAATGGCAAGCATTTATTGGAAATAAAAATCCAACTAAAGCAGATAAGGCAGCACTAGAAAAAGAAATACCTGGAAAGTCTGTAACTTGGTACAAGGGTGAAATGAGAAATAGGAGAAAGCAAAAGACTATGGATTTTTTCAACAACACCTTTGGTACAGACATTAAAGACAATGATGTTGGCGATGCTTGTGGTATTGCCTACTATGCATACAAGAATTTAACGGAGAGATAATGAGTAAACTATATCAGTCAAAAGCTTGGCTAACAAAAAGATACCTGATTGACAGAAAGACTATTGAAGAGATTTCAAAAGAATGTGCAACAAGCCATCAAACTATCTATAGATACCTTGTGCAGTTTGATCTAATTAGGAGCCAGAGAACGTGGAAAAAAAGATAAAGATTAATTTTACTGGAGTTTCTTTAGATTCAGATTACTCGAAACAAGATACTGGCTATTCCACTGCAGGTAAAAACATTTATGATACCTTAGCAAAATATGACTTTCAAATGTCAAACTTTGATATCTGGTCTGAGATTAATCTTTCATTTGCAAACCCCACGATGCATATTATGTTCAGTGGTATGCATAATATTTTATATTCTGCACATGAGACTAGCGAGATATCAGATTACTGGGTTGAATGCTTGAGTAAGGGAGATGAGATTTGGGCTACATCAACTTGGACAGCAGATGTTTATCGTAAAAGAATCAATAAGCCTATTCATGTTGTGCCTCACGGAGTATCTGGAAGTTTTGTTCCAGGAAAAAGAAAGTTGCAGGACAATAAGTTTATATTCTTACATGTAGGGGAGCCCTATGTTCGTAAGGGTGGTCAAGCTGTTGTTGAGGCATTTTTGCAGGAGTTTGAAGGTAACGAAGATGTTATTTTGCTTATTAAGTCCTACGATCATGGTCACACTATACTTATCCCAGATGATACAGGTAAGCTAGTAGAGCCACAAACTATTCATAAAAACATAAAAACTATAAGCAAGTCCACAACATTTAATGAATATTTGAAGATACTTCATAACACTCACTGCCTAGTTTATCCAACTTGGGGTGAGGGTTTTGGAATGATACCTTTGGAGGCTATGGCAAGTGGTATGCCAGTAATATCTACTTGGGAGTGGGCGGAATACAAAGATGATATCAGATACAAGATTGAAAGTGACTTGTCACCAGTACCAGAAAGAATACCTGAGTACTTAAAGGAATCATATTTAGGAGAAATATATCTTCCTAGAATTGAATCTATACGCTATAATATGAGACAGGTATATGATAACTATGAACAGGCATTTGAGGATGCTTGGACAGACTCATTTAAAATACATAGAAACTGGAACTGGGAACAGGTAATAGAAACTTATGCTGTACCAAAACTTAAAGAGATATACGGAGAATTAAATGCACGAGTATAAGAATGATGAACTTGGCTATCTAAATGGAGTTTTGGATTTAGCCTTAGAAGCACCAGCAGGTCCAGAGATATTTAAGGCTTGCCTTGAGATTACAGAAATGCTGCTTAAAAAGAATGTGGCATATGGAAACTCTGCCCTTAATCCTATTAGAATATTTAGTGATGCAGATGACATAGAGCAGATTAATGTCCGTATTGATGATAAACTTAATAGAATTAAAAATAAGAAGGTTTTTGCAGGAGACAACGACATTGATGATCTTATTGGATACCTGCTCCTTCTTAAAGCAAAGAAGGGTGGTATTAATTAATGCCAACATATGAATACACCTGTTTGACTTGTGATAGCACTATTGACAAGCCAAACGTACCAGTTGATGATAGAGATCATCAGCAGTGTGAGGGATGTGGAAATGTTTTAACTAGAAGTTGGACTATTGGTAATGTGGCTGTATGGGCACCAACATCTGGTGGATACCGCTAAATGGCTAAAAAACAGACACAGATCAAATATAACCCACTTTGGGACGTTAAGAATGAATATATACACGGAAAAGATTTAATTACGCCTGGGACATTAGTTAAGATTAAGAATGTTCGTGGTGAGTTTAAGTTCCAAAAGTATGTTAAAAACATAGACTCAGGCATGGAATGGGTTGATGTTATTGGTCAAACTGGGTATAGATCCTTTTATGTATACGATTTAAAGGGTATAATTAAGCCTAAGAAGAAAAGGATTAATAATGTCAGAGCTGGAACTAGCTGATCGCTGGGAAAACATAAACAAGGTTGCTGAGGAGTTTCTAAAGGGAAATACCAACCCTACCCTCATTGCCAAAGCCTTGGACATGAAGCGGATAGATGTTATTGACTATCTTGATGAATGGCGAATGGTTGTCCGTAGTGACAAGCAGGTTCAGATAAGAGCTCGTGAAGCACTTGTTGGAGCAGACCAACACTACTCAATGTTAATTAAAGAAGCTTGGGAAGTTGTAAATGAGGCTGGAAACACCAGTCAGCTTTCACAGAAAACTGCAGCACTAAAACTTATTTCAGATGTGCAACAGAAACAGATTGACATGCTGCAAAAAGCAGGTATGCTAGATAACCATGAGATGGCTGAAAAGATTTTGGAAACAGAAACAAGACAAGAAGTTATTGTTGGTGTAATCAGAGAAGTAGTTTCTGATTGTGATCATTGCCGTATTGAAGTTGCAGAAAGATTAGCAAAGATAAGCGATAAAGCAGAGGCAATCTAATGTTTGAGGATATGCTAGACCTTCTCGGTGGTGACGAGTTTGAAGAGAAGCCAGTAACCCTAGAAGAGTTTGTAACAAGTGAAGACTATCTTGGTCTACCTCCACTTTCAGAATATCAATACACTTCTATTCGTGCAATGACTCAAGTTTATAAAGAGTCAACCCTTATAAATATTTATGGTGAAGAAGAGGGTAAAAAGAAATGGAAACAAACTTGTAATGAAGTAATCTTACAACTTGGTAAAGGTTCTGGAAAAGACTATATGTCTACCATCTCTGTGGCTTACATTGTTTATTTGCTTTTGTGTTTGAAAGACCCTGCAAAATATTATGGGAAACCTCCAGGTGACTCTATTGATATTCTTAATATTGCTATTAACGCTGAACAAGCAAAGAATGTTTTCTTCAAGGGATTTAAAACCCGTATTGAAAAGTCACCTTGGTTTGTTGGAAAGTACACACCAACTGCAGGTGCTATGACTTTTGACAAAGGTATCACTTGTCACTCAGGACACTCTGAAAGAGAGTCTTGGGAAGGGTACAACGTAATCATGGTAATTCTTGATGAAATCTCAGGATTTGCCACAGACTCAACATCGGGACACGATCAAGCTAAAACTGCTTCTGCTTTGTATGATATGTATCGTGCATCTGTAGACTCTCGCTTTCCAGACTTTGGAAAGGTTGTTTTGCTTTCATTCCCACGCTATCGTAATGATTACATTCAGCAAAGATACAATGCGGTAATTGCCTCAAAAGAAGTTATACTTCGTGAGCATGACTTCATGTTAGATAACACTATTGAGCCAGAAGATGATACAGCAGAAAATCATTTTATGATTCAGTGGGAAGAAGATATTATTGAGGCATATAAGTTTCCAAAAGTTTTTGCTTTACGCAGACCAACATGGGAGATAAATCCAACAAGAAGCATAGAAGACTTTAAGATATCTTTCTTTACTAATCCCATAGATGCATTGTCTCGCTTTGCCTGTATGCCTCCAGATGCTGTAGATGCGTTCTTTAGATCAAAAGAGAAGATTAATATTTGTTTTAGTCAGTTAAATATGGCTGTGGATAGTGAAGGAAGGTTTCAAGAATGGTTCCAGCCAGACCCAGAAAAACAATACTTTATCCACGTTGACCTTGCACAAAAGCATGACCACTGTGCTGTATCTATGTCACACGTTGATAAATGGGTAAAGGTAAATACCTTTAACAACTATGATGTTGTAAACCCTTATGTGGTTGTAGATGCTGTTCGTTGGTGGACACCAACTGCAGATAAGACGGTGGAGTTTAAGGATGTAAAGAACTACATTCTAGAGCTTCGTGCTAGAGGATTTAACATTAAGAACGTAACC